TCAGTATTTAAGGTATAATTGAATTACAAACTCATCTTGTCTTTTATGTGTTTCGTCACGATAGAAAGTCGCTTTTTCAAGAATGGACTTGAGAAGGCGATTTTTTTTAGTTGCATTTTCAGTCTTTCTGTATGCTTCGATAGCTGCCTTAATCGCAGGTACGTATTCAGTATAATTTTTAATTTGTTCAATTTCTTTTTGGAGATCTTCCTCCAAAAGCGATAGCTCATTTTCAAGTTTTCTAATTCGCTCACCAACACTTTTTTGACGATCTAGGAACGTTTCCACGGTATAAATACCTTGCTCCAATAAATCATGTAGGTTGTCCTTTTGCGTAGTAAGATTTTTTAATTCCTGCTTTTTATTGTTTATCGCTTTCTCTTTAAGGAAGATCAAGGAATTTGATTCTTTCTTTTTTTCGAACATATCCTCATTAAGTTTAAAATCATCAACAATCTGCTCTAACCCTTCAAGAATTCTTTCTTCAACAAGAGGAAAGGTAGCAGACCTCTGTTTTCCTTGACACGCAACATTTTGACAATGTATATAGGCATTCGGTCGCTTAGGAGGCTTAGTGTATTTCATAGTCATTCCGCAAATTGAACATTTTAATAATCCCGCAAGAGTATTTTTTAATTCATTATCCTGAGGGACTGATGGATTATACCGATGTTTAATGACATCCTGCACGTTTTCAAAAAGATCTTCCGAAATAATGGCTTCATGAGAATTTTCATTCACAACCCACTTTTCCTGCGGCAATTTCTTAGGAACGTACTTCCCATCTATTTTTACATTTTTTTGTTTTCCCCAAACAATTTTCCCTATATAAACTTCGTTTGTTAATATTTGACGTATGGTAGCTGTTCCCCAAGAGTCTTTCCCCATTGGAGACTTGATGCCAAGTTTCTGCAATTCTATAGCAATTCTTTTTCTGCCCCAACCGTTCAAAGTCAATTCGAAAATCTTTTTAACTATCCAAGCTGTATCAGGATCGGGATATAATTTTAAATGTTTGTCTCTTTTGTAACCAAATGGGGGCCTGTTAGCGATGTGCCGACCTTCAGTGGCACTTTGCCTACGACCACGCATTAAGCGTTTATTTGTCGTTTTTAGCTCTTCTCGAGCGAATAATGATTTTATACCAAATACCAATTCCCAAGACTCTGATTCAGGATCGTAGACTTCACTAGGGGTAATTATTTTTGTACCAGACAATCGGAATGTACGATCAATGGCACCTTGGTCAGACATATCACCCCTGCCAAGTCGGTCAAGATCCATTACTAGGACGGCATTAACACGCCTAGACTCAACTTCTCGTAGTAATCTTTGCATAACTGGTCGTTCGCTGATATACTCACCGGATACTACATCTTCGTTTAAAATATCAAGAATGGTAAAATTATTTCTTTTGGCGAGATCTAACAACTGTCTTCTATGTCGCTCCAGAGTATCGTACATATCTCCAATTTCAGCTGCTTTTTTTTCTTCTTCAATATCTTTACGACTTTTGCGAAGATAGATAAAGATATTTCTCAAACAAATCACCTTTTTTTTATGAATTAATGATAAAATTAAAAGTCCTTCAATAAGGACTTTATAATCAAAAGTATAACATTTTTTATTTTAATTGATTTATTCCATTCTCTATTTGCATCAACAATATTATTGTATTTTCTTTATCTTCTACTTTAGTTAGTAATAATTCAAGGTAATTATGTATTGATTTTTGTCTTCTCCAGTTTGCAATATTTTCTAAGTAATCCTTTTCAGGGATTTCTTTTAATGCGGAATCCAGAATAGAAAAATCTATTTTAATAAAGTAGATGAACAACATTTCTTTAATGCGGCTTGGATCTTTATGTAAAATTTCCGCAATTTTTTCGACAGGGGTCGATTTAAATATTTCTGCAATCTCTGAATAAATCCTCAAGTTATTTTTTGACTCATCTTTGATTATAGAAAGCAGTTTTTCTTCATGCTCTTTAATTTCTTTCTGGTTTTTTCTGTCGCCTAGAAAGAAAATTAAGAAAGCAACAAAACCTGATAAAGTACTACCAATGAGCGCGAAAGAGGACTTAATGAGAATGTCCACTATATTAATGTTATCTTGATCAATAATTAAGTTTTTATTGATTATAATTTGGATAAGTACAAAACTGATCGTTAAAGAAATAAAAAAAAGAATAATTGCAATTGTAAATACAGCGTTTGTAAGAAGTTTTTTCATATGGAACTTAGCCCTCTAGACAAGGAGCGGAAAATATATTCTTCCAATCTTTCTAACTCGTTATCTAACGGTTGTTTTGCAAGCCTATTCATCTCAAATATCTCCTTTAGAGTAGGGGAACCTAATTTTGCCTCCCCCGATTGTGAAGACTTGATATCAGAGGAGGCTTGATCTTTTAAACGATTCTTCACTTCTTTTAAATAAGGCTGTTTGATTTCAAAAATAACTTTTACATTATCTAAAAACTCTTTCTTTTCCATATCACCATCAAAATAACAATTATAACATTTGAAATTTTTAATTTCCTCATCAGATAATATATTGGTTTCTTCGCATTCACTGCATTCATACCTATACATCCTCTTTAAGGGACCATCTGACGCGGAGAATGCAATAAAAAGATTAATTACATCTTTTGGATCATGTGCAAACTTATAAGAAAAACGATACGGATTTAAATTATTGGCTCCTAGTCTTATTTCTTGATTAAGAAATAATTCAATTTGTGGAGAAATTTCATAAAAGGGAATTATTTCATTCAGATAAGGTATCTTGGAATAAATATTTGCTAATTCTTGAATGAACATAATCTTCTTTTAACCTCCTTTTTTCAGATGGACTATTGTAATAATGAATTTCGATAGATCCATACTTTTCTCTTAAAAATATTTCTACAAACTCAAAGTCTTTTCCTGCTGGAATTTTAAAATTTCCTTCATCAAACTTCCAATAACAAGCAAGTTCACTAACTTCCTTATATTCATGAATCAAATCCTTTAAATTCCAATAAACTTTGGAATTGTAAATAGGGTCTTTTTTTGGATTCCTCGTTGAAGATTTGATAAAGTTTTTATCTAAAAAGGTAAAAGCAAATATAAACCCATTATAAAACTCTGTAGGGTCTAAGTGAAGTGACAAGTCTTGATAAAAAGCTGACTTTACCCTATCAGCATATAGTTCAGGTTCTGACATTTTTAATTCATCTTGCAAAAAGAGTGATATTTTTTGATTTACTACTTCCTCAGTTAGTTTATCCTTCATATGTTCCTTAATTACATTTTCTGCCCTTTCAGATTCTTCTTTAAATATATTATAAAGTAATGACAATACGGTAGACTCATTGTAATCATTAACAACAATATCACCATCAAGCGAGTTTATAAAATTTTTCACTTGAGATAAAACACTGGTTAAATTAGTTGTGCTTTTTGATAAATAATGTCTCCTCATTCTTATTTGCAGTAGTGAATTATCAAAATCGATAACACATGGCACATAAAAATTCGTTTCTTCTTCGCTAGCACCTAGTTTTATAGTCTCCTGCCTATAAAGGAGCAAAATTTTATTTCCTTCGATTCTAATAGAAATAAGTTTCTCTTTTGGTTCTACAACTGCATTAAGATGTCTGTTTAATTGAGGCTCACCATCAAATCTACTAATAAGTTCTTCTGCATCAATTTCACTTTCAATAGGAAATATGTATATATGATCTTGAACATCGAATATTAGTTTTTCGAATAAATCGTTATCGATGTTAGCATCTATATCAGGAAATTCTTCCATGTATTGATTTAATAGTGCTGCGATCTTATCCCAACTATTCCCAACTACCTCCGATGCGCGTAGTTTTTTCATATAATCTTCAATATGGGTTGGTAAAACATCACTTAATATATTTTTTATTTCGAAATTCCTTAAAATAGATGTTCTATAAAGTCGTAATAAATCAGGCATTTACATTCTCCTTTTTATAAAATTGAAATTTAGACATACCACTCCACACTTCCCAATTTCCCTTTAAACGCCATTAACGCATCGACGCGACGATTGAAAATTAATTCCAATCTATACTGTGCAAACGACTCAGATACTACAAAATAATCCGCAATATCACTTATTAACACCGCTTGATCATACGCAAAAGTAAATACATTTCTCATAAATTGAGCTGGCATGAGCAGATAGGCGGCCATTCTCTTAGCTTGGTTTTCAACTTTCGCAATTTCAAATTGGCTTGAGCTTAATTGCGATTGGTAATGGCTATAGATGTGACAAAACTCTTCTGCAAGAATAAGTTTCTTTTCCACAGCTTCTAAGCCAGGTTTCAAGTAAATTGTCCCGCGTCTGTTTTTTGTACTTGGAATGGAGAACGCTTTCAAATGATTGATAGACTCATATTCCACTTGGTCAACAAACTCACTTTCCAGTGGCTTCACTCTAATACCGTATTTCCAACATATATCATACAAATCAATTTCATCAGGGTTATTATAGGAAAAATGAGAGAGAACCTTATTTGCTCGTTCTTCCCAATAATCGGAATTCATATATGTGTTTTCTAGTTGCAATTAAATCACTTCCGTCATTAATTGATTGGAGGAAAGCCCCGTGAAAGGCTTTCCTTATCATTTATTCTACTTCAATCTTCCACATTGCTTTTGTTTCTGTCATAAAATCTGAGTAGTATACTTCGTATGGTCCTTTACCTGAAACACCATAGGCACCACGGCCAGAAACATTTTTTCCGGGCTGTAATGTCTCAGTTAAATAATCAATTGGATATGTCTCCATTTTGGTTCCTTCAGCATCGTAAATTTCAAAGTCATATGCATCAAAGAACAGTTCTTCATCTTTAGCATTTTGAACAGTCATGTTAATAATTAATACTTTTTCTGGATCCTCATCCGCAAATTCATTTCTTTCATCCGTGTAACTTGCATCAGTTAATGTGATAACAGTTCCTTCAATATCAACTTTATCACCTAGGTTGAAAGTGCCAAGATCTTGACCCTCTGCATCCCAATCAATTGGTTCTGTAATTTCAGCAATCGTATAGCCAGTTAGATCTGAAAAAAGAATAGTAGGTTCATTATCCTTAAAATACTTGGAGTGTTTATAAATTTCACGAATAAATGCATCAAAAATAGGTGCTGTAATCGTATTTTCAAGTGTATCGCCGTCAGAGTTATTGAATACTATTTTAATAGTGTTATCATCCGACATTTCAGCCTTATTAATGACAATTTCACCATTTTCATCTTCTTCAGCTAATCCTTCTAAGAATAGCTCAAACTGCTTTTTGGATAGATTGATTTTTTCCCAGTCTTCAGCTGATAAAGATTCAAAGTCTTTACCTTCCAAAGCCTCAAGTCCTGTTCCTTCATTATTGCTTTCAGATTGAGATTCACCTTGTCTAGGTTCTTCAACCTTACTCGCTGGTTTCCCGTCATTGCCACATGCCCCAAGAAATAAAGCCATGACACTTACCAGAGATATTAACCACCTTTTCTTCACTTCAAAAACCCCCTACATATGTAATGGTAAAATATAACTATAACTTATATATAAATAAACACGATCGGAATAGATCGTGGTGTTCAATTGCAATACATTTGTTTAATCGTCTAATTCTCCAAAACCATCATCGAGATCATCTTCATCATCTTCTTGCAATATCTTTTTCATTTTATAAAGTTTGAGAAGTTCTTTGATTTTTTTCTCTGGATTTGTTGCTAAATCATGAAAAAGGATAGGATGTTTTTTTAGTTCTTCCAAAATAACAAAATCCTCAAAAGATAAGTCCTTGTTTGTACTAAGTACATAATTTTGATGTTTCATTGCTAAATCTATCTGTTCTTGAGGAATCCTTAAAGGTTTCATTGAATAGCTTATTTTCGAGATATTCAAGTTAGGATCGTCTGTTCTTCCTAATAAATAGTCAGTTGTTACATTATATAACTCACTAATTGCTACCAACATTTCTGGATCAGGTGAACGAGAACCGTTTTCATAACCTGAAAGAGTATTACTTCTTATACCTAATTTGTCAGCTACAAACTTTTGCAAGTAACCATGTTCTTCTCTTAACTTTTTTAATCGTTTAGGTAATATTCCATTACTCACTCTCAACATTTCCCCTCATAAACCTTTATATAAAGCATTGTATCGCATATCATGATTTTTTAATTAAAAGATCGCGAAAAGTGATAAAAAGAGTTGACATTCGCAAAACGCGATGATATATTATATTTAACAGATCGCAAATTGAGAACTGGAAGAAGGTGAAGGATATGGCTAACATCAATAAAATCACAAACAATTTAAAAGCTTTGAGAGAAGAAAGAGGGATTAAACAAAAGTTTATAGCAGAGAAACTTGGTATAACTCCAAATTATTACTCTCAAATAGAAAATTGTCACAGACCACCGCAATTAGAACACCTATTAATATTGCGTGATCTATTTAATGTAAGTCTAGATGATATTTTTTTTAATGGGGAAATCGCAAATTGCGATAAAGTTGAAGCTAAAGTAGTTAGCTAACTAACCACACAATATCGTCATAAATCTACAAACGAAATGTGCCTAGATAAAGATGGTATCGCCCATTTAGGAGGTGACAAAATGTCTACCAACACAATAGATCTTGAAAAACTCAAAGAACAATACGGCGATGAGCTTGCAGAAAAGTTAAAATACCATTTGAATTTGTACTCTGAAAGGAATTGGAAGTGGAAATTCGAAGTAGTGAAAGAATCAGATCACTTCATAACATTTGCACTAGCCAATTACGGTGCTTGCCACGTATTCGAAATAGCTAAATCAAGTAAGCGAATTACTGATAACTACATTATCGGTTCGCTTGATTGCGAGAAAATCCTAGGAATTATAAATAGCGTAGGTTCATTTTATGAAACACCAAAATAGAAAAGGAGGGCGTCTATGCACAACGGATTAAACAAGGGAGAGCAACGCCGTATTCAAAAATGCATCGCTTCCAGAGTTTATGATTTATGTCCGAATGCCAAAGAGCAACCAAAGTATTTCAGAGCTATTTATCATTCCATTAAACAACGCTTTTCTGTTTCCAGCTATAAAGAAATCCATAGAAATCAGATCTTTGCAGCGATCCGTTATGTAGAAAACTGGAAACCAACAGCTCATTCCCTAAGCGAGAATAGGGGTGTTAAATATGCTAGCAACAAATAGGGTTGTCCACCATGGTGCTGCGCATATGGATATAAAGAAGGGGGAGGACAACATGGATTCCAAAGAATTTAAATTCGGCAATTCCACTGTGATCATCCATTCTCCACTTGTCCATATGAGCAAAACAGAAAGACAAGAGTGGTACGACCGCGAATGGAAAAACGGCAATAAAGTATTGAAAGGAATTGTCGACGCTGTTCAGGAATGTCTGCAAAGCTCTCATTGAGCTTTTGCCTGGTACAAATTGGACAAGCTCTCAATCTCTTAATCCTAGTTTACTAGCTCCTGATATTACTTGTCTGTTCTGTTTGTGAACAAGTGCAGAAAGTGAACAAATTGTTCTGTTTAGAACATTTAAGGGAGGTGATAGGGAAGTGAATATTGGGGCTGTATTAAAAAAAGCTCGTTTGCATGCAGGATTGAGCCAGGAAGAAATCGCAGAAGAACTGTACCTACCAAGAAGTACTATTTCAAAGTTAGAGAATAACAAAATATCGCTAAAAGCTGAAGATTTAATTCGATGGTGCCACGTTACACAAGCTCAAGAATTAATGGTTGCTTTACTTTGCGGAATAGATATTCCAACGATCATTAGTAATTTATCAACATTGTTAGGGGTAATATTATGGGTTTGAGCAAAAATCTTTTACAACAAGACCACTTACATAAAGCTACGCGTGAATCTGTTTGTATTGTAAGTTGTTTACATACTCTTAGATCAGCATACAAAAATTCAGATTTCAAGACGGCCCAAACCATGACAGAAAACATCTCCAGGTCTGTTAATGAATTAAAAAAGCTTAATGATGAAATAGAAAAGCAACTTCAACAGGATTTAATAAAGTCACTTATATAAGGAGGCGTTAGGGTTGGATTTCTTCGATTTATGGTTAGTCGCTTGCGGATCACTCATTCTAGGTATGATGGTCGGTAACGCATTAAAAAAGGACACAAAAAAAGCAGTAAAATGAGCTGCCACTCAAACTACTGCTATACATCCTTGTTATTGCTATAATACCATATTTTATAGCAAAAATGAATACAAATGTCCAAGTATAAAGCCATCAAATGAAGGAGCGATCGGGGTAATGGATAATACGTTAAATGCTTCGGGGTTTGTGATCCAGCCCCGACTCCAATTTGAAAACTTGATAGACAAAATACTGTATCAACATTTTTTAGATGTTGCTAACTATCAAAAAAGCAGGAATTGTGAGAGAGGACAAACGATAATCTCCATCAATAAATTATCTTTAGAAACGGGATGGCCACGCGGATTGATCAGAGGATCCGTAAACAGATTAGTGAAATTGTCCTACATTTCTATCACAACTTTGAAACAGAAAAAAGGTACTTTAGTTACCATAACAGACTATGATTTAATCCAAAACATTGCAAATTATAGCAAAAAAAATAACCAACAGGATAACCAACAAGATGACCAACAAGGCAACCAACAGGATAACCAACAGGAGAGACTTGAAAAATCAAGCGAGAGTAAGGTTACTGGTAGCGAAGAAATTTCTGATAACCAACAAGATGACCAACAAGGCAACCAACAGGATAACCAACAGGTTAACCTTACCTTAACAGAATATATAAACAGCATTATAAACATCAATAAAACATTAAAAGAATATGTCGCCGATGTTTCAGTAAAAAACAAAAATTTGTCAAGTGAAGAGGATATAAAGACTTTTGTTGATTTCGCAGAGCGAACCAACGCTCTCCCTAAAGGATTACCGATTAATATTTTAACAACTTACTTTGATTGTATTCGACGAACTAGAAGAACATGTATAATCTCTGCAAATATTTTAGTGAATTTTATTGAAAAAACGAATAAGTACACCGTTGATCAACTTCATTACGCTTTATGGACACACTGTGAAAAGCATAGTGAAAAGGGAGAGAAATATACACTTGGCATCTTAAGAAATACCGATGTACACGAAGCGAAACGCGGATTGATGAAATTAAACAATAAAGGAGTTGCTAGTATTGCAGGATCTAGGTCATATGCTTCAGCAGTTGGTGAAAGACCATCCAGCACTAGCAAAGAGGTTGAAAGACTCGAAGCACTTGCAAGAGAAAAAGGTTTACACGGAGCGATACGAGACCCTAACTTCGATTTCTGAATCTTGCCCATATAGAACCTGCGATAGTTCCGGATTGATATGGATCAAAGATCATCAAGAAAAAACTGAATTTATGCGAGAATGCGAATGTAAAAAGATAAAACTTTTACGGAAAAAGCTACATAACGCTAAGCTTCCAGAGGAATTTAGAGAAGCAACCGTAAAATCATTCGAAATTGATATATATGACTTGCAGGAATCGAAGGAAAGGGCCACTTCGGCAAAACTAATTGCAGGAAACTTCGTGAAAAAATTCGACAAAATGCTAGAACAAGGGAAAGGTCTTTACTTATACAGCTCCATAAAAGGCAGCGGAAAAACGCGATTAGCTGCAAGCATACTTAATGCGGTAGTGAAAGTTCATGATAATCAAAATAAGCCCATTAGTGTTTATTACTCTTCAACAGCTGATTTGTTGGCAGAAATCAAAAAGACGTTTGATAAAGATTCGAATATCAAAACATCGGATTTAATCGATAGCGTAAAAAATGTTGATTTACTTGTCTTGGATGATATCGGGGTTGAAAAAGTCGGTGATTGGGTTGAAGAGACTTTTACAAGAGTACTGGATTATCGACTGCAAAATTTAAAAGTAACGATTTTTACTAGCAATCTAGAAATCGCTCACTTAGATATAAAATATCCAAACGGCAGGATCAGTAGCAGAATTGAGAAAATGACCTATCCTGTAAAAATGCCTGAAGAAAAAATACGAAGTAAACTAGCGCAAAAAGAAAATGAAGAGTTGCTAGAAATATTGCTGGATGATGGGAGGGATTAGAAAATGTGTGACCGATGCAATGGAACACATGTAGTGCACAACACAGCAGGGAGCATGGCATTTATAAACACATGCCCCGAATGTGGACCTAAATCAGTTGAACAACTAGAAGCTGAGAGCAGAGAGAATAAGAGAAGGTTACAAGAGGCTAGGAGATTGCTAGGGATGGAGGAGACGGCATGAGAGAGATTAAGTTTAGGCAATTTGTATGGAATGAAGATGATGGGCCAAGTGCAGGTGTGATGTTGAGTTGGGATGAATTGCTCCAAGAAAAGGATGAATCGTTATCAGTTATTTTCAAAAATACATTTTCTAATGCGAGTCCATTAATGCAATACACCGGATTCAAGGACAAGAACGGCACGGAGATTTTTGAAAAAGATATCGTTCGCGTAAATAACGAATGGATAGCAGATGTTGAGTTCCAACTGGGGTGTTTTATGCTCGGTGATGATGCGTTGTTAGTAGCCGTTGAAAATAACTGTGAGGTAATAGGTAATGTCTTTCAAGACCCTGAATTACTAGTTGTAACGGAAGGTGAGGGGACATCATGCTAAACAGAGTCGTCCTAGTAGGACGTTTAACCAAAAATGTAGATTTGCGATACACCCCAAATGGCGTTGCGGTAGCTAACTTCACATTGGCTGTGAATAGGCCGTTTAAACAGGATGGAGAGCAAAAGGCAGACTTCATCAATGTTCAAGTTTGGCGAAAACCTGCTGAGAATGTAGCCAATTACCTTAAAAAAGGCTCGCTATGTGGAGTCGATGGACGCATTCAAACCCGGAACTATGAGGGACAGGACGGTAAGCGCGTATACGTTACAGAAGTTGTTGCTGATAGCGTGCAGTTCTTGGAACCAAAACGAGACGGACAAGCCCAATCAAACTATCAGGCTAGCAATCAAGATGATCCGTTTCAGGGGGATGCAGTGGATATCAACTCGGATGACCTGCCGTTTTAGCAAAAATCGAACAGTGTATGAGAGGTGAAAAATAGTGAGTACTGTATCGCCTTTGATTACCTCTGGACCAGGTAGATTACGAGGATCTTAAAAGAGAGTTAGCTATACATCGATGCAGGGCGGTAGATACGGATAGCGACTTAAATGTTTGGTTTTAGGAGGGAATGGGAGTGGGCGACAACGTTAATCAACCTAAACATTATACAACTGGGAATATCGAGGTAATAGAAATTATCAAGGACATTCTAACAGCTGAAATGTATGAGGGTTATTGTGTGGGCAATGTGCAAAAATACATTGCCCGGTACCGCAATAAAGGCGGAGTGGAGGACTTAAAGAAAGCGGCCGTTTACTTAGATTGGGGAATAAAGGTGGCAGAGGAAAGAGAAAATGGCAATCGTGCGTGATGATCATGTCGTTAAAAGTATGGAAACGAGATACCTGACATACGCACCAGGCGAAAGTTACATTGCATGTCAAGATGTAGATTTCGGATGGACGATGAAAAAAACATTGGAATTTGAAAAGCTTTGGCGTAAAGGAAAGACTCTGCACGAGATGAGCAAACACTTTCGTAGACCACCAGTAGAAATTCTCATGATTGCAGTAGATAGAGCAATGTTAGGGCATATAGAGGAACGGGAAGGAGGCTTACTCGGTGAATGTTTATCAAAAGCGCTTGGACATACTCGATGAAATTACAAGACTTAGTAAAGCACACCCTCATTCAAACAATAAGTGTAACGGCTGTGATTTATGTGATCAGATAAGGCTATTGGGCATCGAATACGAAACGTTGAACAAGCATGAGAGAAACAGAAGAAAAGGCATTTCAATGGAAAACGAAACACCGATAGCCGAATCAATATCGTTCCACTTTTCAGAAGAGGAATTGAAAATTATCGAGGGAAACGGACTTACGCGCGACAGGGTTAGAACGCGGATATTAAGAGAAGGTTGGAGCAGGGAAAAGGCGATTAATACTCCAATCACTCGAATGAGTCCAGATGAAGCAACCAAATACAGGAAATTAGCAAAAGAAAACGGAGTAGCGATGGCAACATTCTACTACAGGATTAAGAAAGGTATGAGTCCCGAAATGGCAGCTACAACAAAAGCAAAGAATACACGGAGGATTGTATGATGAATCTAGATCAGTTAACAAAAGCTATTAAAGTTTGGGCTGAAAATAGAAATTTACATTCAGCAGATCCAAGTAAGCAAATGTTGAAACTCATGGAGGAAGTTGGAGAACTTGCTCAAGGGTTTGCGAAAAACAATGGTCGTCAAGTGGTTGATTCCATTGGTGATATATATGTTGTATTAACAATACTTTCTATGCAAATTGGTATGAATATTGAGGATTGCGTCGAGGTCTCATACAACGAAATCAAAGATCGCAATGGAAAAATGATAAACGGAGTTTTTGTAAAAGAAGAAGATTTATAAAAAGGCGGTGTATCCATGAAAAAATGTATCGAGTGCAAAACAAGCATTGCTAGATATTGGGATAAGCACCTATGCGAAGACTGTTTCAGAAAGATACTTTCACAGAAAATTCGTGATGAAAAATGAAATACACGGAAAAATGCAGGAAATGCCATGCATAAAGCAAATCATCCAGACACAGAACATTATCTTGAATCCGTTTGGAATATAGAGCCAAGAGAGGTCGTAAAAGGACGCAAGGTAGGATTATGTTGGTTTTCTCCCGATTGCAGACACTTTTCTAAAGCCAAAGGCGGTAAGCCTGTTAGCAAAGAAGTGAGAGGCTTGGCGTGGGTAGCGATCAATTGGGCTATTAGGGTAAGACCAAGGGTGATCATGTTGGAGAATGTTGAAGAATTTAAAACATGGGGACCATTAAAACTAAACGAAAAAAACGAATGGGTACCGGATCCTGATAAAAAAGGCATGACATTTCAGTCGTTTGTAAAATCTTTTAAAGCATTGGGGTATAAAGTGGCCACTAAAGAATTGAGAGCTTGCGATTATGGAGCACCCACTACTAGAAAAAGATTCTTCATGATTGCTAGATGTGATGGAAAACCAATTGTTTGGCCGTCTACTACTCATGGAGAATCGGATGAAGTAAATGTTCAGTTAGGTCTGAAAAAACCATATAGAACTGCAGGAGACATTATTGATTGGTCAATACCGTGCCCATCAATATTTGATAGAAAAAAGCCCCTTGCAGAAAACACTCAAAAGCGCATAGCTAGAGGTATAAAGAAATTTATCATCGATAATCCTAATCCCTTTATCGTAAAAGATCAAGCTGTGTTTATTCAACACTATTACACACATCAAGGAAAAGAGACCAGAGCAAGCGGACTTGACGAACCATTAGCGACCATACCTACTGCAAATCGTTTCGGATTGGTTACAGCTTTTATTGCACAACATTATAAAAGTTCTACTGGGCACGAGTTAAAACAGCCGCTTGGAACTATAACAACAGTAAATAAGGCTAGTTTGGTACAAGCATTTTTGATCAAGTATTATGGTCAAGGAGTTGGCCAATCATTAAACGAACCCATTCACACGTTACCGACCAAGGATAGATTTGGACTTGTAACCGTTGCGGGACAGGAATATCAGATTACAGATATTGGAATGAGGATGCTGCAACCTAGAGAATTATTCAATGCGCAAGGATTCCCCAGCGATTACATTATTGAGCGAGATTTTGAAGGAAATAAGTATCCGAAAACAGAGCAAGTTGCAAGAGTGGGAAATTCAGTTCCTCCACCATTTGCAGAAGCGTTAGTGAGAGCTAATTTACCGGAACTTTGCAACACAGAATTGAAACTTGCTAGGTGAGAATTGAAAGAAATTGTGTAATAGGAGGGTTGAAAATTGGAACCAAACTATGTAATTCGAGTGTTAAAAAACCACAGGAATAATCTTGAGGATAGATTAGACGAAATAGCGGAGGGCGAGTACAATCATCATTCCAAAGAACAAGTTGAGATTTTTAAACGGAGAATCATCGCAAATATTAAGGATACATCTGATGCAATAAAGCTGTTATCAGAGAAAAATATTTAATGCACATTCCGAAAGAAATTGTGGCATAGGAGGGTGAAGGTGAAAGCGAAGAATATAGTAAGTGCATTGGCAAAAAGGCATGGAGCAACCGATGTTAATACAGCAGGGAAAGAGTGGGCCTTTTTCGAAGAATTAAGGGCAGGCACAGGATACAGAACATTTGATTATAAAAAAGGAAAAGTAAAACCTTTCAACCCCGAACAGCGATTTGACGCTTGGGCAATCAATCTTTACCCATCGAAACAGCACGAAAGAATTGTTTATGAGATAAAAGTAAGCCGTTCAGACTTCCTAAGTGAAATAAGCAATCCTGACAAGAGACAACAAGCATTGGCGTTATCAAATTACTTTTATTTTGCCACACCAAAAGGATTGATTTCAGTCGATGAAATTCCAGGGGAGTGCGGACTAATTGAAGTCAACGATGACCTTAGTTCAAGGATTAAAAAGAAAGCACCTTATCGGGATACAGACGTTTTGACGTGGCAATTCCTTTGCTCAATTGCGAGAAGGGCATGTGTGGCAGAAAAGCAGGTAAATGATTTACAAAAACAGATTCGTGAAGATTACTTGAAAAGAAACACTAAAGCAGATAAAGCGTTCGTTGGAAATTAGATTCCTTTCAGTAGCAATATGAAAAGGGGGATTCGTGAAAATATGGTTCGTGGAGTTTGTATAAATGATGATCAGTCAATTGTTTATATATGCAAGGATTGTCGGAAGGAGTGGAGTCGGTGGGAGTGAAAACATATCCAGAAATGAACGAAATGATTAAGGATATTTTCTCAAAATCAGATGACTTTGGAAGTCAATATGCTGCAGCTAGAATCGTAGAGTTAGAGAATGAAAACAAGCGGTTACTCGCCACTCTGAGAGAAATCAGCAAATGGGATGTAAGGATTGTTAGCCTAATGGCTCAGAAGGGATTGGAGGTGAATAATTATGACACGCGATGAACTCATTGAAGAGTTAGTAAGACGAACTGGCATTGATGAAAATGTATTAAGGTTAAAAAGCGATTTGGAACTTGAAGACCTTTATGATGAGCGAGTATTAAAAAAAGGAATGATCTGAATGATCGAGTATATTTGCAATGAATGTAGAATTACAGAATTACTGTTTGAAATCATTCCCCGAAAAGTTTGTCCAGAATGCAGGAAGTACTTTGAAGTGATAGAACACGAAGAATAAAAAAAGCCAGGATTTCTCCTGACGACCTAGTTTTATTTTACCATAAAATGGGGGGGTTCTGGTGGAAAAGCAAATAAATGTTGCTCATATAGAATTAGATAAAAACGCAACTTACTACGTTAGAGACGGGCAATTAATAAAAGTCGACGATCTCCCAAGGGGTTTTGGTACCCAAACTATCGTGTGGAGAGATGGAGAACCAAAATGCTTTGATATAAAATACACATCTCAAGGATAACTAATTGAATACTGGATGCCAAGCGGAAGAACCGGGGCACCAATTGAACGATCTTCGTTCTTTTGGTGTCCTTTTTTTGTAAAAGGAAGGAGGGGAATTATGAACAAGGACTTGAAGGATCAGCTGAGAGAATGGGAAAAAAAGCAACAGAAAAACCGAAAACCTAGGAAATCCACGAAAGAAAGATTTTCAGAGTCAGATTTAAAGAGCCTCATGGGGGTTAACAGACCTATTTACGGAAGGGGCAAGGGTGGAGCCATTAGACAAAAATAAATTTGGGGGGTTGATAGTAATGAATCAGTTTGATTTCCAATTATCTGCTATTGATCGTAAAGCCACTAAAGAAGAAGTTGAAAAAGCTTTAGAAAAATACAGAATCATGCTGTTGACTCAAGAACTCAATCAACTTCCAAAAGTTACTCAAAGTTTTTCACTCATTCCACCAACTAATACGAATGCTTTCCATTCTTCAACAGAACAGGCAGCTATAAACAACGCCAATTATGAATTAGAAAGAAATAAATACATCAAGAGAGTCACGCTAGCAGTAAATCGTTTAGGCTTTAAAGAAAGAGCTATTCTCATTAAGAGATATATGACCGTTGATGATGTATTTGATTACGAGGTGTACAGTGAATTGAATATGAGTGAACGTTCCTATCACCGATACAAATCTAGAGCCTTTTATAAATTAGCCTTTGCTCTTGGCATTGAAGTATATGTGGAAGAGGTGGCAGGAGCATGAACTTCGTTCAACCGATTAGAGATCCAGAAGTTATTAGAGAAGTTAAGCGACATTTAAAGGAACAAAATGAACGAAATTATATGTTATTTGTAGTAGGTATTAATTCAGGTTTGCGAATTTCTGATATCTTACCTCTACGAGTATCAGATGCCAGAAGATCATATTTCAAAATAACTGAAATGAAAACAAAAAAAGATAAGTATTTGGATATGACTCCGCAACTGCAGAGGGAATTAAAACAATACATTATTGGAAAAGAAGATCATGAATTTCTCTTTAAAAGCAGAGAAGGTATTAATAAGCCTATCGGTAGAAGCATGGCTTATAAGATACTAAGAAGTGCTGCTGAGCATGTAGGGTTAATTGACATCGGGACGCACACCTTAAGAAAAACATTCGGATACCATTTGTATAAGCAAACCGGAGACGTAGCTTTACTTCAGAAGATACTTAATCATTCTGATCCAGCTTTCACATTACGCTATATCGGAATTGACCAAGACGCTATGAACAAGGCAATAAAAGAGTTTAGAATATGAAGCCATCCATTTAATTGGAGGCTTTTATTTTTATTTACTCTTATTAGTTATCCATAATAAAGCAATGTGGAATTCATTTTAGTGATATGTAATTAAACCAGTGGCATCAATGGTTCTAGCCTTACGGCTAGTTCAACACAATATAAGATATGGGTAACTGTAAGGGGGATAAATAGAGTGGCAGAAAAATGGCAGACTTTTGGCAGAATGATGGCAGGATATTCCGTAAAAAGGCTGATAAGATAGTAGTATCGAAAAATATAACAAAACGAAGCAAAGGCACTGCACTCCAATTTTGGGTGCCTTTTTTATTTTCTTAAAAGGAGAGTAGAGTAAGGATCAATGGAATACAAAACACCTGAACAGAAAAAAAAGTTTTATCGTTCATCAGCTTGGCAAGAGTTAAGACAGCAAGCTTTGAGTCGCGACAACTACGAATGTCAATGGTGTAAAAAGGAAGGAAAGGTTACTATTGATTCCATCAAAGAATATGGTCAACGCAAAGAGATAGTCCTAAACGTTGACCATAAATATCCTATTGAACATTATCCTCAACTTGCTCTTGTATTGGATAACTTAGAAACACTTTGCGTTTATCATCACAATGTAAAGGAAGGAAGGATCTTCAAACGAAAGAAACCCAAATGGGATGATGAAAGGTGGTAGTGAAATGGAAAAGAAGTTTGTAGTAGAAGTATTAGAGGCAGCTAAGGAAAGGTTACATGGAGATAATAAATGGATAAACAAACAAATTCAAGAGTTATACGAGCAAGCTGATCAATTAGATTCAAGAGAAACAGAAAATAAAGCAAAAATTAAGGAATTAGACGAGGCTATTTCCCAAATAAAAGGACCAGCAGGTACCCCCCCTCGAATGCTTTAGTCAATTAAAGTAAACCCGGGGACCGGGCAGGGGGCTCGATTGTCCAGATTTTTTCAGAAAAATTCGCGTATAGGGGGGTGGGTGCTTTTGACGAGGTCTCTAAGAATCGATGTCGGCATAGATAAAATAAAGGATCACTTGATGTCTAATATAGATACAAGCAATCCCGTTGAAGTAGAAAAAGTCGGTAGGTACTTACGGCATATTGAGGTATATAGAAGAATGGATCGGACTGTAAAAAAAGAAGGGGTTTCCATCACTGTAAAAAACGGCAGTCAGATTTTTGTGAAGTCCCACCCTCTACTTGCCGAAATGAATAAAGTGAATTCATCGATTATGAACATAGAACGTACATTTAATTTTATTGATGACAATAATGATAGGAAACCAAAGTATTCAGCAAATGATTTGATATAAAATGAAAATTAATAAACACGTCAAATACTATATGAACCAATACGAAACTGGCAAAATCAAAGTCAGTAAGTATCTGGTTCTTTTATTTTCTTATCTGAAAAAATATGTTCTTAATCGTGATGATATTTATTTTGATACAGAAATGCATGAAAAATATATTGCATTTACTGAAAAAAACTATTTCACCTTAATGCCTTTCCAAAAATTTATAACAGCTTTTGTTTTTCTATATTACAAGGATGGAGGACACCCGTTTTTTGAGCAGTTCTTTTTATATAAAGCAAGAGGAGCTGGAAAGAACGGGTTAATATCATCTTTAGTAAACTTTTTTATTAGTGATTTACACGGCATACAAAACTATAATGTTTCCATCGTCGCTAACAGTGAAGAACAAGCAATGACATCATTTAATGAGGTTTACAATGTCGTTAAAACATCGGCTAACAATGAAGTGTTGGAATCATTATTCCATGCAAAAAGATCAGAAATTGTTAGTAGAACCAATGGCAGTAAGATTAAATATCACACATCTAATGCTAAGACTAAAGATAGTTTGCGTGATGGTTGCGTTATTTATGATGAGGTCCATGAATATGCCGATTCCGCGATTGTAGATGTTTTCTCTTCTGGATTAGGAAAGGTTAGACATTCAAGAGAATTCTTTATTACCACTGACGGATTTGTTCGCGGCGGCTACCTAGACGAATTGAAAGAAAGAGCCATTCGAGTTTTAAATGGCGAAGCTTTGGAGGACCCATTATTTGTATTTATGGCCACATTGGATGATGAAGAGGAAATGGATGATTACTCCAATTGGCAAAAAGCAAATCCAATGTTTCATGAGCCGATGAGCGAGTATGCTAAGGACCTTTTCCGGAAAGTCAAAACTCAGTACATTACTTTAGGTAATTCCAAACCATCTGCAAGAATCCGATTCATGACTAAACGAATGAATTGCCCGGCAACCGATCTAGAAACTTCTGTAGCAACTTGGGAAGAAATTGAAGCTACTAGCAGAGAATTAATTGATTTAAAACATCGAAGCTGCGTTGGTGGATTAGACTTTGCATCTGTTAGAGACTTCGTTGCTGTAGGTTTGTTATTTAAAAACGGAGATGACTATATTTGGAAAAGCCACTCGTTTGTAAATAGGAATTTTCTAAGAAGGGTGAACCTTGAGGCACCTATTGAGGATTGGGCAGAAGAAGGATTTCTAACGATAGTGGACGAGCCTGTAATCAATATTAAGCATATCGTTAATTGGTTTGTGAAAATGCGGGAGTTCTATGGGCTAACTACAATTGTTGCTGATACCTTTAGATTGGATTTGGTCAAGACGGCTCTTGAAGCAGAGGGTTTCGAAATTATGTATGTTAGGACAAAAGGGATTGAAGCCTTGCTTGCCCCAAGAGTTGAAACTATTTTCGCGGAACGTAGGGTTATTTTTGGCAATAACCCATTAATGCGATGGTATACCTGGAACGTTAAAGTAATTACGGATCCTAAAGGAAATCGTACCTATGGTAAAAAAGATGAAATCAGAAGAAAAACCGACGGGTTCCAAGCATTCATTCATGCCCTTTATCGGGATGATTTAATCGATGAAGAAATGGACTTTATATTAGATGAGATTGAGTTTTAGAAAAATTAATTGAAAGGCGGTGATTATACTGGGGTTCCTGTGGTTTGGCAGTAAAGAAGAAATTGAAATCATGGATGATATTGAACTCTATGAGGATAAAGCTAGAAAAACAGCGCTCAAGCGATTGGCAATCGAATCAGTTATAGGAATGATTTCTAGGACCATTATTCAATCAGAATTCCGTATTAAGCAAAATAAAAAGTACTTAAAAAATGAAATGTATTACCGATTTAATGTAAAACCTAATGTAAATCAGTCCGCAGCTACGTTCTGGAATCAAGTGATAAATAAACTTATTTATAATGGTGAATGTTTGATCATCAAAACGGATACGGACGATCTTCTAGTAGCAGACAATTATACGAGGGCTGAATTTGCCATTTATCAAGATTCTTTTAGAAATGTTATCGTCAAAGGGTATGAGTTTAAAAGAACTTATAAACGTGAGGAAGTTCTGTTTTTTGAATATGGAAATGACAAACTATCAAAACTGATTGATAGTCTTTTTTATGATTACGGGGAATTACTAGGCAGATTGATAGAATTCCAGTTGCGAAAACATCAAATTAGATCCACCGTAGATGTTGATTCAGCTTTTGGCAAAGGTCAAGAAGCAACTTCTAAATTACAGAGATTCATCGATCGTACTTATAAGGCGATTAAAGAAAAGGCCATAGCTATTATCCCTCAACAAAAGGGACTTACGTACACAGAGCATTCATCAAAGCAAAACACTTCTGGTACGAGTGTTGATGAAATTAATAAAATCACCAATGGATTTATGGACCAGGTCGCCAATGCTGTCGGAATGCCTCTTCCTTTATTACGGGGAGATATGGCTGATATTGAAAAAATCACTAGAAATTATATGAAGTTTTGCATTGATCCTATACTAAAGATTTTGGAAGTTGAAATGAACATGCAGTTTATTTCCCAAAGCGACTTTACGAATGATAAAAAAATTATTGTAAGACGTGTTGCTTATAGGGATATGTTTGATTTAGCGGTTGCGGTGGATAAATTAAGATCTTCTAGTGTGGTGGATGGTAATGAGTTGAGAGACGCTCTTGGTCTCGATCCTTCAGATGATCCGATTATGGATGAGTTCATTTTAACTAAAAACTATCAGAAAGCCAAGGAAGCTCTTGAAGGAGGTGAGGAATGAGTGAATAAATTCGATTTGAATAAAATCCTAAATATCAGACAAAAGTTTGAAATCACTAATCAAGCTGAGAAAGGCTTGAAATTATCTATTTATGGATTTATTGGCGGATGGAGGAATAGCGCTGAAAATATACTGTCGCAGATTGAACATGCCGATGTGAAAGAAATCCATGTGCATATTAACAGTGGTGGCGGATCGGCATTTGATGGTATTGCGATTGGTAACATCCTCAAAAACCATAAAGCAAAAGTTATTATTCATATTGATGGTTGGGCAGCAAGTGCAGCATCAATAATAGCGATGGCTGGCGATGAAATTATAATGCCAAGTAATACTATGATGATGATTCACCAAGCAAGTACGTTTGAATACGGGAATGCAGAAGTATTTGAAAAGACAGCTAAGGATTTGCGGAAAGTAGATAAGGCTGTAACGGCATCCTATCGAAAACGATTTGTAGGCAGTGATGATGAACTCTCTACATTGCTAAAAGAAGAAACATGGCTCAATGCTGATGAAGCTGTTGCCCTTGGATTTGCAGATATCATCGCGGATGAAATTGAAATTGTAGAGCCAGATGGAGACGATGAAGAATTTGAAAATAATAAAGATAAATTAGTTGCTAAATATGCAGCCAATGCCCAACAAAATAAACCAAACCCAAAAGAGCCTGAACAAGAACCTGTTAAACCAAAACAGAACTTGAGCAGACTCTTTTTATAATTTAGGAGGAATGAAATAATGACTATTCGATTTAATAATTTTGAAGAAAAGAAATTAGCATTTGCAAATGCTATGCAAAACGGAACAGAAGAGGAACAAAAAACTGCACTTAACAATATGCTTGAATCGCTTGCGACAGATGTAAAAGCGGATATCATGACTCAGGTACATTCCACAATGAGCGATAATGCAGTACTTCAAGGTCGTGGGCAGAACGTTTTAACTAGCGAGGAAACAAAATTCTTCAATGCCGTTATTGAAGAAGGAGGATTTAAGGATACGGATACTCTTCCGAAAACCACGCAAGAAAGAGTATTTGAGGATATTGTTGAAGCTCATCCTCTGCTAGATGCTATTGGTATTCAAAATTTAGGAGCCGTAACTGAATTTATTTATGGTGATCCAGAAGGCATGGCGGTGTGGGGTCCATTATTCGGAGAAATCAAAGGGCAACTGAACGCTACGTTCCGCAAAGAGAAAATTGAACAGCTCAAATTAACAGCATTCATTCCAATTGCAAAAGATATGTTGAAACTAGGACCTGCATGGGTTGAACGTTATGTACGGACGATTTTAGTTGAAGCAATGAAGGTTGGTTTAGAACGTGGATATGTTGCTGGTCGCGGACTAACTCAAAATGAACCTATCGGCTTATTAAAAAATGTTGATAAAGACACTGGGGCTGTAACGGATAAAACGAGTGCAGGTATTTTAACATTCAAACCTGGGCGCACTACGATCAATGAATTAAAAGGCGTTATGGAAAAATTGTCAATCCGTCCAGTTGGAAAAAACGAAGAAGAAAAAGTTCGTGACGTTGCCGGGAAAGTAGTAATGGTTATGAACCCTTTTAACAGTTTTGGTATTCGCGCTAATGCCACAACTTTAAATGCGAATGGAGTATATGTGACAAACTTGCCATTCAATCCAATACAAACAACATCAGTTTTCGTACCGCAAGGGAAAGTACTGTTTTTTGTTAAAGGCGAATACATTGCTGCAATCGGCGGAGAAATGGATACGAAAAGGTATACAGAAACACTGGCACTCGAAGATGCAGACGTGTTTATTTCAAAACAATTCGCAACTGGTAAACCAAAAGATAATTTTGCTGCTCAAGTATATGATTTAGACCTAGATATTTCCAATGATCCGGATCCATCCGAACCGGAAGGAGCATGAGAGGTGATCTAATTGATCACAGATGAAATAATAAAAGAATTCAAAGACCGTATGCATATATCTCATTCAAGTGAGGATGACAATCTAAAAAGGTTGTTGTCCTTTTCTGTTGCTTATATAAAAGAAAAATGCGGAAACTTTGATATTAACGAAAACGAACGGGCTAAAGAACTTGTCTTTGAACGAACTCGTTATCTTTATAATGATGCCGTTGAGTTTTTCGAAGATAATTTCCTAAGTGATATTATTAGCCTTGGGATTGTGCTGGCGGAGGATGATACCGTTGATTAAGTTTGAATATAAAAAGCCAAGAAAAAACAGCGGTGATTTTCGCACCCCTGTTATTTTTTATGAGTACGTTCCAAACGATGGTCCAGAACCTGGTGAAAAGAAACGTAAGGTCCTGTATGAATGTATGGCTGACATTGATCGGGTTTGGATGAAGGACCTAGAACAAGCGAAAGCAAACGGTACTATTGAAGATTTGACGGTCACGATAAGGGACCCCTTATCAACGTACAGACCTACCAACAAGCATTATATAGAAATTGATGATATTGATTACAGGGGCAAGCATTATAACGTCAAATCTGTACAGCCTGATTTAACTAGAAGGGATTTCATTACGATCATCGCGGGGTTGGAAAAATGAGTGTCAAAACCAGGGGATTAAATCAAATGTTAAAGGAATTGGAAATGAGATTTGGTGAACAAGGAATGCGAAGAATAAGCGATCAAGCATTAGAGGATGCAGCCAAAGAGTTTGTAAAAGAACTAATCTCTCAATTTCAGTCTTTTAAAGATACTGGTGGTTCAATTGACGAAATTACGATATCAGATATTTATGTGGAAAATGGCGTTCGTACGATTAGAATTCACTGGAAAGGTCCAAAGGGCCGTTATCGCATCATTCATTTAAACGAGTGGGGAACCATAAAAAACCCTAATCCAGCAGGTAAGGGCAAAATCGCTAAAGCAATGAAGAGCAGTGAAAAAGCCTATCGAGATGCCGTAAAGAAAGCAATTAAGGAGCACATTATTTATGGACGTGCTTGACATTGTTTATAAAACTCTTATCGCAGATGATTATATAAAAAGCCTAGCTAATAGTCGGATTAAATTTTATGAATATCCCGAAACGGGTGATGTAGACAATCCATTCATCATTATTGATCCCATGGATGATGGCACCCCTATCGACTTTGCGGATAACACTTGGACTAAATTGGAATTTTTAGTTCAGATAGATGTCTGGACTTTGGACAGAAAAACTACTCTAAATCTAGCAAATTCGATTCGCGATGTGTTATGGAAGGAATTGAAATTCCATCAAATCAAAGGCCCCAACGAGTATGACAGCGGTATTTATAGAAATGCCAACAGATACAGAGGATCTTTATATAGGGAAGATTTTAATAATTTATAGGAGTGATGAATAGTGGCAGAAGAAAAAATATACCGTGCAGCTACGGGTGTGGATGAATTTTATTATGGTGAAGTAGGAGATAAATTAGTAGCTGACTATATTGAAAGAGTTAAATTTCTTCAAAATGTCAATGTTGAAATGGCGCAAGAAATTGTTCGGGCGTATGGTGATAACAAAACCGCTGAGATGGCCGTGTCTAGTGGTGATGTTTCTGTAACTTCTCAATTCCACACAATACCTATCGAGGATAAACAGAAATTACTAGGGTTAGAAGTTGTTGAAGGATTGACAGCTATGGGCAGTGGAGATAATCCTCCATATGTAGCCGTAGTTTTTGCAAAGACATATGAAGATGGATCCAAAGAATACGTTGGATTGCCGAAAGGAATTTTCACTCGCCCTAACATCGAAGGTCAAACAAAAGAAGACAGTGTTGAGTTTTCCAGTGAGGAAATCGAAGCGCAGTTTATGGATCGGAAAGTGGACGGATTTGAAAAGGAAAAATCCGTCATTTTTGCTCGTGATAAAAAGGGAGAAACTACGAACCGAGATGCTTTATTCCTGAAAGTATTTGGTAAACCTTATCCATCCGGCACTCCATCTGAACCGGAGGGGGCATAATGTCTAAGATAGACCAAAAGCAAAAATACATTGTTGTATCGGATTTTAAAGACCTGCAAGATAAAGGTAAAATTTATTTTGCAGGGGATCCCTTTCCAAAACCTGCAAATAAAAAGATATCAGTTGCTAGGATTAAAGAATTGTCATCTACAAAAAACAAAATTGGAAAAGTACTAATTAAAGAGCAAGATTAACTTCTTGCTCTTTTTTATGGAGGTAACTACATGGCAAATTTAAAGAGAAACATGATTGAATTGGTAGAAGAGGTTAAAGAAGGTGAGATCGTCACTAAGAAATATTTGACTCCTGTATTCATTCCGTTTGCTGTTGTATATGAAGCTATGGATTTGATGAATGAATCAGAGAACGAAAAAACATCCGAGAGAGACCTCATGGACAAAATGATGACATTTGTTGCTGATAGGGTCTATGGTGGTCAATTTACTAAAGAAGATTTAATGAATAAATTGCACGCACCTGATGCAATTGGCACACTCCAGGATCAAGTCATGTTTATTGCACAAGGTCAGCAAAATGATGAAACAAAAAAATTCTTGGCGAAGAAAGGTTAACGGATGAGGACTTTTCTTTCGCAAAACAAAAACAATACATGGACAAACTCATCCTTGATTTAATGAAACAGGGAAAAGATATAAATGAAGTGCTGAATATGCCTTTCCATTTCATCGTTGAACTTTTAAGAGAAAAGAATAAGCCTAAACAAGAAAAATCCTTAATCGCTGCATTTGGCGGTTAAGGATTTTTTATTACGAAAGAAAGGAGGTAAAACGTGGAAAAGTTAAAAGGTTTATCCATTGAACTTGATCTCGAAACGATGAAGGTCAATAGTGGCCTAACAGATCTTAAGTCTAAATTAAAAAGAGTCAACAGTGAAATGAAGTTGAATTTGTCTGCTTTCGACCGTTCAGAGCGTTCAGTTAAAAAATATGAAACCCAATTATATGGATTAAACAGAAGGTTAGAAGCACAAAAAATCGCTACTGAAAGTGCAAAGAAAGCATATGAAAAAATGGTCGAGGCACATGGTGAAGGATCGAAGGAAGCTGATAAAGCGGCCGCAAATTATAATTATGAGGCAGCAACGCTACGAGATTTAGAAAGACGCGTTGAGAGCACCAAGCAAGCATTCCAAGACTTTAGAAAAGAGCAAGAAATAGCGAATTCTAACTGGACAAAATCTGGTGATGCTCTGATCAATTTTGGCAACGAGTTAGATGTTGTTAGTAGCAAAGCAAAAAGTACTGGAAAAACACTTACAACATATATCACTACCCCTATTGCAGGGTTGATCGGCACTGTTACTACCATGGGATTTAAAAGAGCAGCAGACCTAGAACAAGTTGATTTCATGCTTAATAACATCTTAAAAAGTGAAGAGAAAGCAAAAGGTGTAATGGAGAGAGTAACTGATCTAGTCACAGGTACTTCATTCGGGCTTGCAGAAATCGCTAATCCAGTTGCTTTAATGATGTCATCGAATGCTAAGGAAACCGAAGCTTTACTTTATGCAAATGTAGCTATGGAATTATCAGCAATGAAAAACGATGACCAACTCGTTACTCAATTGTCAAACGTATTCCAAGGAGCTTTATTAAGCGGGAAAATTGACGGAACGATGATTAATCAGTTTGCTACTGCTGGAATTGATATCCTTTCAGTACTCGGCAACAAATGGGGACTGAAAAAGGAAGAAGTCAGAAAGAAAATCCAAAAAGATGGAGTCGACATCAACGAAGTTCTAAATGAGGTTTCGGAAGGAATCCTAAAAGGTACATCCGGTATGCACGGTGATACGATCGCTGCAGGAGGAATGATCGAAAAATCAGGGGAAACCTTGATGGGTAAATGGAAAAACTTTAAAGCATCAATTTCTCAAGTCGGTGCTAGGATGGTACTTGATCATGGGATCTTCGATGGTGTAAAAACCATGCTTGACGAGTTAAGGGACCTATTTAAAAACTCGGATGATTTATTTAAACCGATTTTTCAAGGTCTAGGATCAGCTTTAGAGAAGATTGTGTCTTTTGCCATGATTACAGTAAAGTGGATTAAAGACATGGACGCAGACACGAAAAATCTAATTGGTAAATTCATCGGTTTTTCGGCTGTCATTGGTCCTGTTCTAGTAGGATTGGGTACTTTCGGAGGGATTGTTGCCAAATTATCAAAGTCACTTGGTGGCTTTTTTAAGTTTATCGGAAAATCTAAGGTCTTAGTAAAGTTTGGATCAATCGCCGGAAAAGGGGCAAAGAATCTCGGATTGTTAGCAAGAATTGCTGCAGGATTAACAAATCCAATTGGGCTAGTCATTACTGCTCTAACCTTACTAACAACTGGATTCATCATTGCTTATAAAAGGTCAGAAAAATTCAGAGGTTTTGTCCAAGAGTTAGGCATTAAATTAAAGGAAGTATTTGGGCAACTACGAGATTATATTCAACCAGGCATCGATGCGGTAGTAGGCTTTTTTAATGAGATTAAGGCAAAGATATCTGATTTTGCAGGTTCTGAAGGCGGTCAACTTTCGAAGGCTTTTAAAAATATCGGTAAAGGTTTGTCGACTGCTTTTCAATGGTATGCCGAGGTCATCGGAACAGTTTTTGAGAAAATAAAAACTGTAATTGTATTCGTTATGCCTTTTGTGGAGCACATCATTAAGTCTACATGGTCAGGTATTAAGAGTATAATTTCTGGTGCTTTAGATTTTATATTAGGCGCTATTAAAGCTTTTTCAGGATTATTCACTGGCGACTTCTCTAAAATGTGGGAAGGCCTTAAACAGATGTTCCAAGGTGCTACAAGCATCATATGGGGAATTATTAAATCCTCATTACTGGGGCAAATAATGGGCTTAACTATTAATTTTGTTAAAGGTTTTGTATCCCACATTACAGATATGTGGGAGTTAGTCACCGTTAAATTTACTAATGCAATCGATTGGATCAAAGAAAAATGGTCGTCCATTATTACCTTTTTCGCGAAAGTAGTTAAAGGAATAAAAGTTATATGGTCGTCTGTAACTGGATTTTTTGGAGAAATCTGGCGGAAAGTGACCGATAAATTCAACGCTGGTATAGATTATATTACAACCTTAATCTCGCCCATGATTGATTTTTTCATCAGTATGTGGGGGCCTGCAGAAGAGGCGACAAATACATTATGGGGAAACATAGCCTCTTTTTTGAGAAGAACTTGGGAAAATATAAAGACAATTGCAGGATCCTATTGGGAAATCATTAAAAACATAATCCTTGGACCCATATTACTTTTAATAAACTTAGTAACCGGGGATATGGAAGAGTTCAGGTCCAATCTTACAGCAATTTGGGAGAATATCTCAGGCGCAGCTGCTGATTATTGGTCTGCTTTTAAAGATATTATAATTTCATATATTGAATTGGTTATTGAAAACGCTCGACTGTTAATAACAGGATTTTTCGAATTCGTTTCAGGCTATTGGAAAGCTATAAAGGATACAACGGCAAATGTATGGCAAGAGATAGCGAATCTGATTGACAATTCGTTGCTATTTATTCAGCAATCTATTAGTTCGATTATGAACTTTTTGTTCGACTTCTTTTATAACGGTTGGATGAAAATTGAAGATTTATGGGTAAAAGCAATTGGGTTTATTCTTGGCGAGAACAATAATGGATTCCAGACAATCAAAGAAAATATATCTCAGATAATGAACTCTATTTGGCTTCTCCTCGAAGTAATATGGGATACCATTCGTGAAACGATCGAAAACGCAATTGGTATTATTAAATCCATAATTCACGGGGATTTTTCGGAAATAGGATTTTTTATCAATAACCAAATGAATATGATCTGGAATCATATAAAGTTCGTCTGGGGCGAAGTCGTAAATATATTTAAAAACTCAATAGAATTTATTAAAACTTTCGCGTCCACTAAATTTCAGGAATTTAAAAACATTGTTAGTAAAACGTGGAAGGACATAAAGACTAGCGTTAAGACGACAATTGATGAAGTTTTGGCAAATGTAAAGAACAAATTCGAAGATCTGAAAAATTCCGGTCGAAACAAGATGAATGAAACACATAACCAGATCGTTGAGGTTTGGAATAAAATCAAAACATTCCTCAAAAATATCGACCTTAAACAAATCGGTAAAGATATAATCCAAGGTCTTATCAATGGAATTACATCTAAGATAACAGCTGTAACAAATGCAGTAAAAAGTGTAACAAGCGCCATAACAGGAAAAATCAAGAGTATACTTGATATCCATTCACCTTCAAGAGTTCTTGAAAAACTCGGTATTCATACTGGGGAAGGACTTGAGCTTGGAATATTAGGCACAGTTAAAAACGTAGCCAAAGCAGCAGGAAAAATGGCCATGGCTGCAATTCCTGAAGCAAATGAATTAAATGTTTCTACTGCTACAGATGCAATGAAGCTATTAGCATTATCCGGAAAGGGCGGCGGCGAAGAAGGTCCAAAAGGCGCGCCAACTACGCCAACTAAAGGTGGGAATAACGATGAGTTGTTGCTTGCTATCCTTCAACAAAATGAGTACTTGCAAAGGACAAATGAATTGTTATTGCAACTTTTGGAGAAAAAGACAGATATTTACCTAAAAGATAGACAAGTCGGCGAAGTATTAGACGAAGAACAAGCTAGGCGTACTGGAATGTTTGGAAGGAGGGTGGCCTATTAATGTTCACAGGTATTGAATTTAACGGAAAACATAGTTATAAAGATTTCGGTTTGACTATATCTGATAGAGAAATAGGCAACCCTTCAAAGATTAAGAACACTGAAAGGGTACCCTATTCAGATATAGTTTATGATTTTAGCGAAATATATGGAGGTCAAGAATATAGTGAGAGAATCCTTAAGTATACCTTTGAAATAGCCTATCGAGATAAATCCAAAGATTATTACTTTTATGAAACAGAGGTCATAAATTGGCTAATGTCCACCAATCAAAAAGGAATGTTAAAAGATGACTTAATACCTGGTTATTACTTTTTAGCTGAAATAGAGGACGGACCTAGCAGTAATTTTAAATGGGTCGGTGGCTCGCTTCAGGTAGAATTTACTGCATATCCCTTTAAAATTAGTGAACTTGATGAAGGTAACGACATCTGGGACGAGTTTAACTTTCTTCTTGATTACGCTCAAAAAACTAAATTTAAGGTGAATGGTACTTTACACGTTACCTTATATAACCCTGGTACACGCACAGCCAAGCCTGTGATCAAAGCTACAGAACCGATGACCATGCTAATGGGTAATAAAACATTCAACATTCCTGCAGGAGAGTCGCAATCCTATGACTTCTTACTTCGGGAACCTAAAAACAAGATTACTATAACCGGTAACGGGGAAATATCCTTTCATTTTCGAAAGGAGTTGATCTAAATTTGTATAAAATAACTTTAATCAACGATGGTGCAGAATTAGTTATACACCATCCAGATTTCAATGACTTAAAAGTTATCGACGGTAAAATAAAACAAATCGAGAATGCTGCAGACAGTTTTAGTTTCACGATATTACCCAACAATCCAGGATACGGTTTAATACGTCCGTTAAAAACTCTTATCACAGTCGAAAACATGTTGACTGAAAAGATTGAGTTTGACGGGCGTATTTTAGCACCAACAGACGCCATGAGCGACACAGGTGTTTTTGCCAAGTCCTTTATATGTGAATCTGAATTAGGCTACTTAAATGACTCTTGCCAACGTCATGGTGAATATCACGATATGACGGTGCGGGAGTTTTTTGAGGTTATGATCAAAAATCATAATTCAGATATCGCTCATGATGACATAGATAAAAAGTTTGTGCTTGGTAATGTAACAGTCACTAATAGCACAGATAACGTTTATAGGTACTTGGGGTATGATAACACCTTTGACAGTATAGATGACAAGCTTATTAGTCGTCTTGGTGGGGTAATAAAGGCCCGTAAAGAAAATGGTGTCCGTTATCTGGATTACCTTGCAGAAACTGTTGAGATCAAACAGACAGAAATAAGACTAGCCAAGAATCTTAAGAGCATTACAAAAGAAGTTGATCCTTCCGAAATAATTACAAGATTAATACCTTTAGGAATGTCATTAGAATCAGAAGATGAAGGAGCAACAGATGTTAGCCAAGCAAGATTAACAATTGCATCTGTTAACGGCGGGAAGGACTACCTGGAAGATGAAGAGGCAAGGTCTAATTTCAGCGTAGTAACCAGAAGTAAGATTTGGGATGATATCACAAAACCTTCCATTCTAATGACACGTGGACAGCAGTATTTGCAAGAAAATAATCGTGTCAAAGTAAAATATTTCGTTTCTGCTCTCGATCTGTCCCTACTAAGAAAGGATCCAGATAGCTTTGAAGTTGGATATTACTATCCAGTTATTAACCCCGTTATGGGAATTAATGAAACTTTGAAAGTGATTGGAAAAACTATAGACATCATTAATCCGAATCAGAACGATTTGACAATTGGAGATAAATTCAAGACAACTGCTCAATACAACTATGAAGCTAATAAAGCTCAACAAAATGTAGTTGAGTTACAGCAGACCGTCTCTAGGCAAAGCAACAAAATCGGAACCTTAACTGTTGACTTAACCAGTGCAAAAACAGAATTAGAAGCCACAAAACAGCGACTAGAAAACTACGAGAATATCACAGACGAGGACATTATTAGCATATCTAACTCTATTGAAAGCGTCGTAGGCTCAATCGAGAGATTGGAGCAAATGATTGAAGATATCCCTGGTGCAGATATTGGCTTAGCATGGTTTGACCAAGATGGATTAATGTCGAGTTCTGATTTCGCCAAGCTATATGATATCTCTAAATCTGTAACGAACAATAATCCTAACTTTCCTTTTTATGATTTCGGAGTCTATATATCATATGCATTTCAAGAGTTTGATAAAAATCAAGCTGAAGGATCTGCTCAGAGGAATGGCTATTATTACTTAGTTCAATTACTAGAGGTAATGGCCAGAAAGATAGATAACTATGAATTTAGATTATCGAAATTAGAACAACCAGAAGGTGGTGCTTAAATATGCCAATTCCACAGATTATTAGAAATTTGGCTAATAAAGTTAGAAATGAAATTTACGGTAAAGATGTTCGCGAGGCATTGGCGCAAAGTATGGAAGTAACGGGAGAAACAGCGGACACAGCGAAAAAGACAGCCGATGAACAATTAGAGCGTGTCGATCGATTAATTAAAGAAAATCCGCAACCTTCTGAGGTCGTAGATGCGAGAGGAAATCACCCCCTTTTGGGTGACAGATTAGATTCGTTTACGTCGCAATTGGCAGATAAAGCGAATGAAGATGAGGTTAGAAAAAAGGCTGAACCGATTACCGTAAATGATTTTGACAGTGAAACTCTTGGTATAATTCAAGATGGTGCAGGTGGAACACCTATTAATGTTTTATCGACACCAAAAAGTCACTCCGTTACGGTAGAATCAACTACTTTTTTACAATCAAGCGGAACTAACTTATTTAACAAAGAAACTGCTTCGGTAGGTAAAGCAATATATACGACAGGTGAAATTATTGATAGTGCAGATTATTTTTTAAGCGATTTTATTCCTATTAAACCTAGTACGACCTATATTGCGAAGTCTATGGGTAGTAGAGTTTTTTATAGCGATAATAGGCAGTATGTATCTGGTGAATCTTATTCAGTTGGAAATAAAACAACGACACCAAACAACGCTTTCTTCATTCGTTTTGCTTTCGACAAGTATTCTGCAACGCTTGAAAATCAAATGTTTGTTGAAGGTTCAACGTTACCCAGTGAATATATACCATACGGTATTTATAAAAATGTATCGTTTAGAAATTTAGAATTTAGTCCCAATGCTTTTGATTTTGTAGAAGCTAAGAAGGTAGCAAGAAGTGTTGTAACACCAACCAATACAACATTTTTATACGTGTCGTTACGAAACTTATTCAATAAGAGTGATGTGGAAGTTAATAAAAGTATTACAGCAGGTGGGGTAATATCTGATAACACAGATTACGTTTTAAGTGGCTTTATTCCAGTTGTAGCAGGTAAAAAATATACTGCAAAATCAATGGCAAGCAGAGCTTTTTATAATCACAATAAAGTTTACGTTTCAGGAGAATCATACGCTAGTGGAAATACAACAACCATTCCAAATGGCGTGAGTTATATACGTTTTTGTTTTCCGAAAACAGATGCGACATTAGAGGATCAAATGTTTGTCGAAGGAGAAACATTGCCAAATGAGTATGTACCGTACACTAAGAAACAAGCAGTTACCTTTACAGACGATTATCAATTTGAGATTCCAAGTAGACTAAAAGGCAAGAAATGGAACGCTTTAGGCGATAGTATCACCAATGGGTTACAAGTAACGTCTTATCACCAACAAATCGCAAGTAAAACGGGTTGTATCGTTAGAAATTATGGCATATCAAGTAGTACGGTTGCCGATTACGGAAATTGGGAAATAAACCCAATGGTTTTACGTTATCAGGATATGGATGACGATGCGGATATTATCACTGTATTTGGTGGGGTTAACGATGCTGGGTCGGGAGTGCCGATTGGTTCGATTGATAGTACGGATATTAAGACATTTATGGGAGCTTATAATGTATTGTTGTCTGGCTTAATTGCTAAGTACCCAACTAATTTAATTGCAACCTTTACACCACTACAACAAACAGATTCTCCAAGAAACACCAAACAGATTGCAAATGCTGTTAAAGAAGTGTCTGCAAAATGGGGTATTCCTTGTTTAGACTTATATAGTATGAGTGGGTTTAATAGTGCGAATATGGATTACTATACATTAGATAAATTACATCCTAACACGTTAGGTCATTCAGTCATCGCTGGGAAGATGTTGTCATTCTTAGAAAATAACTTACCTATTACAGCGTAATTGGACTCTTTTGCGACGTAGTGAATATTTAAAACAGCAGTAAAAAAAGAGCAACCATTTTTATTTTGGCTGCTCTTTTCTTAGTTCCAAGACATCAGTTATTTCACAATCTAGAATTTCACATATTTTCGCGAGGTTTTCTAAAGGAATCCTCTTCGTTTGGTTATTACACATTTCACTAATAGAAGGATGTCTGATTCCTGTCATCCTCGAAAATTCGCGATGGGAAAGCTTTTTATCTTCAAGTATTTCATTGAGTTTTATATGTATGTACAAAATATCAACTCCTTTTTTGTTACGTTTAATATAACACGTTGACACGTTAAATGTAACATGTTATATTATTTGTAACGTAAAACGTAACAGTTGAGGAGGATATCACTATGATCAATGATGTAGCAAGACTCATGATGGACTTGAATGTTGTAACCAGCATTGTTGCCCCTGACATAGACGAAGTTAAATTGATGCATAGACTTGAAGAAGTCCTTAGCAATTATGAAATTAAAAGAAAAACAGAATTAGACATCGAAGATGACACATCAGAAAAAGTCGATATGTTTTTGTCAGCTAAACAAATAGAAGGATTAAGTGGATTAACTTTGGAAGGGTATATGCTTGAGCTAAGGCTGTTCTGTAAGTTTGTTAAAAAAGGAGTAGTCCAGATAACCACTTCCGATATCCGAGCTTACCTTGCATCAAATAAAAAATGGCAACCTGGTACAGTTGATAGGAAACTGTCGGTTATAAAAAGTTTTTTCGGATGGCTAGTTGAAGAAGAGTTATTACTAAGAAACCCATCTTCTAAAATAAAATCACCTAAAAAGCCAAAACGTCTTTTGAAGGCTTTAACTGTAGATGAGTTGGAAATGGTTAGAGAATCGTGTGAAACATATAGGGAACGGGCTTTAGTTGAAGTTTTATATTCAACGGGTTGTAGGTTATCTGAAATCGCTAATATGAAGATTAGCGACATTAATTACCAAGATAAAAGTGCAACCATAATTGGGAAAGGAGATGAGGAACGAAGGGTTTACTTAACTTTCAAGGCTCTCCACCATCTAAACAATTATCTAAACACTCGAAAAGAACCACTTGAAGGTGATAGCGATTATGTATTTATCAGGGAAAGAAGGCCGTTCAATCAATTAACAGGCAGGAGTATTCAGAGAGCTATTGATAAAATTGAAAACAGAGCGAAACTGTCTAAAAAGCTAACTCCTCATACATTTAGGCATACAAAAGCATCACTAATGATGGAGAATGGAGCAGAATTAGCCGACGTGCAACACATTTTAGGACACAAAAATCCTAGCACTACTTTAATTTATGCTCACGTATCAGAGGAAAGAAAAAGACAAGCTCATAAAAGGTATCATGCCCAGTAAAGAATTCTTATTTTAGAAGGAATTCCCTTCTCAATATCGTATATAGGTATTAAGGAGGGGGAGGGATCTGTGAAAAAATACTCAGTATTCGTCTTGTTTAAAAACGGGCGACCTGTGGAGATTGAGACAGATACTAATCTTAAAATGGTCATGCCTGTAGAGATCAACGGTGGGAAATTTTTAATTACCGAAGATCAGATAGTTTTAAATGCTGACCAAATCGACATTATTAACATCTATGAAAATAATTGAAGCATCTCATTTGGAGGTGCTTATTTTATAGGTAAGAAGAAGGGTTCCCTCCTTTTGTGTCGAATCATTAATATAACCTAGAAAAAGGCAAATCAATCGAAAGGTTGAGACGCAAAGCTACAGGTCTAAGGTTATAAAACTATGATGGCTGAGCTACCTAAAATACATGCTATTTTAGGAGGTTTGCGGTGATTAATAGTAAAAAGGAATTGGATAAAGAATGGGTTGAGCTAATAAAAGAAGCGTTAGCCATGGGGATACCCACCGAAATGATTAGAGAATTTTTAAGAAGTGACAAAAAAATAATGTTTTAACGGAGCATCTCACTATGAGGTGCTCTTTTAGTTTTTAAAAAGGAGGATATCATGGAAAACATTTTGAAATTCATCGTTGCATTTTTCGGGGCCGCTGCCTCATTTTTATTTGGAGGGTGGTCGCCATTGATACAGATTCTAGTTGTATTCAACGTTATTGATTATGTTATGGGGGTGACGGTAGCAGCTTATCTAGGTCAGCTAAGTAGCAAAATTGGATTTAAAGGTATTGCTAGAAAAGTACTTATTTTGTTGCTTGTCGCTGTAGCACATGCAATTGATACAATCATGGGAGATAACCACTTCATTCGAGATGCGGTTATCTTCTTTTATTTAGCCAATGAACTACTAAGTATCTTGGAAACAGTCGGAAAAACAAACTTACCAATTCCTGATGTACTTAAAAAAGCTGTAGAAACACTTAATAAAAAGGGGAGTAACGAGTAAATCGTTGCTCTTTTTCTAATTTAAAAGGAGGAAAATAATCATGCCTAAAATCATACAGAAAATTATTCCGAAATCACAAACGAGACAACGTCCAGGATACGCGATGACTCCGAAATATATCACGGTACACAACACGGCAAATGCTTCGAAGGGAGCTAATGCTGAAATGCATGCAAGATACTTACTTAACGGGGCAGGTGGACGTACAGCAAGCTGGCACTTTACAGTCGATGACAAGGAAATCTATCAGCATTTACCATTAAATGAAAATGGATGGCACGCAGGCGATGGTAATGGCGCGGGCAATCGCCAATCTATCGGAATTGAAATCTGCGAAAATAGCGATGGCAATTTCGAGCAAGCTGTTAAAAACGCGCAATGGCTTATTTCAAAGTTAATAAAAGATCACAACATCCCGAAAGGTAACATATTGACCCATAAACACTGGTCAGGCAAAAATTGTCCGCATAAATTACTCACAGGGTGGGCGCATTTCATCGGAGGTATTGGCGCGGTAGAAGTTGCGAAAGAAGTGTCCAAACCTAAAGAGGAAAATAAGCCGTCAAAAACAGCGACAGAATATAAAGGTAATTCTATTGTTGACTATCTAAACAGTAAGAAAATCGATTCATCTTTTTCTAATCGTAAAAAGCTTGCAACACAGTATGGCGTTAAAAACTATAAGGGTACTGCAGCTCAAAACATTGAACTATTAAATAAGATGAAGGGCGGATCTGCTCCTAAGGTTGAGGAGCCAGCCAATCCGAAGCCTAAAGGTGATCAGAAGACTAATTCTATTGTAGATTACCTAAAATCGATCAAAGTAGTTTCATCCTATGCCAACCGAAAAAAATTAGCAGCAAAACACGGAATTAAAAATTACCGAGGAACTGCTACACAGAATTCGCAATTGCTTAAAAAGTTACGTGGATAATAAAAAGAGCCCTCACTATGTGGGGGCTTTTATCAAAACGGAAGAATATCATCCATTTTCTTAATCATTTTCAAATGGTAATCCTTATCAATTTCTTTGATCTTGTCTGTAATATCCACACCATCCACAGTTACCTCCTGAATACCTGCAACATCGGGAAATTCGTACCTCTTTCGATTAACTACCTTATATACACTCATTATTGGATCCTGATTATACTTAACCTCCACATCTACATAAATCAAAAACGAACCTCCGTCTTTATCCAGAAATATTATTTTCACTTGCTTGATCATCCTGATCAATCCTTTCGTAAAAATCGGTAATGCTGCAGTCAAGTCTACTTTTCAGAAGATCCTCTAACACATACGCTTTATCAAAGGGAATAAGACTATGCCCCGTTTCATAATTTCTGAGCTGGGCAACACTAACTTTTAATTTTCCGGCAATAAACTTTTTTTGCAAACCACTTTCCGATATCAACTCACCAATATTACTTCTCAACTTAATTAACATATTCATCACCTAAGTACATATTCGTGATTATTTAATTATTCCCTTTCCAAAATTAAATTATTGAGTACAAGCAATTAAATTGATGCGTGTGCATAGGCTATTATCACGATAGCAAAACAGTTGAAAAACAATATCGTAACGAATTCAAATGTTTTAAAATGCACTTTCGTAACAGTATCTACTCATTTAGAAAAGTGCACTTGTACAAGGAGAAAGATTGAATTGATAAGAAAGTAAAAACCTGTTAAGAGAGAGCGAAGCGAACGATTGAGGAGGGGAGGGAAAGGGCGAAAGGGAGGGGAACCGATTTAAAAAAGGGAAAGGAATGAAAAAAATGCTATTTGAACCAATTATGTTAATTGGTGGAGCATCGATTATAGGTGTAGCCATGCTCGATAAGCTTGCTGAAGAATATGGATTCCCTTGGTTGGGAACTATCGTTAGACTAATTTTGCCTTTCGCTGGTTATGCAACTGGGATTTATTTCATTGAAACAAATTTATTGCTGAAGTGGTTACTATGAGTTTCTGGGATAAATTGAAAGCTAGAAAAAAGTTAATCGACACCTTCAGATCAGGAAAGATACATCTAAATTACAAAATGTCAGATGGAACAATAAGAAAGGTATTTCCTAAAATCCATTCATTAAAGATTAGTAATGAAATATTAGAATACGTATTTACTTTACCTAATGGATTAAACCCCAAATTATTAAAAGAGAACTATTTTGTGTTCTTGCAGCACTTTGGTAAATCAATTGAGCTTGAAGGGGAATTTAAAAAGTATGTCCTAACTGTTTATCAGCAAGCTATGACTTCTGAGCTAACCTATAACTTCGAAGAATTCAAAGAAAGCCTAAAAGAACATCGTTTGGGAATTATTGCAGGATTGGACCGTTACGGAAAATATGTATCATTTGATCTGCTAAAACAACCTCATATTTTAATAGCGGGTGAAACTGGTTCAGGTAAATCTACTCAGTTACGTTCCATATTAACCACCTTAATTAAAACAAAGAAACCATCGGAATTGGAATTGTACCTTGCAGATTGCAAGAAATCAGAGTTTCATATATTCCGCAAGGTGGAGCATGTCCAATGCGTGCTCAGTAGTCCTAGAGAAATAAAGAGGATGCTTGGACATATAAAACAAGAATTAGACGAGAGAAGTGATCTAACCGAAGTATTTGAGGTTGACCACATTGATAATGTTCCAGTAGAGCATAAACGTCCTTATATTGTTGTCTGTATAGATGAGTTTGTCATGTTAAGGAAGGATGAAGGAATCATGGATATACTAACTGAAATTGTGGCCATCGGAAGAACTCTTGGAGTGTTTGCTATTTTGTCTATGCAACGTCCAAATGCTCAAGTATTAGACACGACTATTAGGGCTAATTTGACCGTTAGCATGGGATTTAAGTTGAGGGATAAGGTGGAAGCAAGAATCGTTAATACACCCAACGCAGAGAAGATAGAAACAAGCGGAAGGTTTATTATGAACAGTGATAAACTATATGAACTTCAAGCCCCATATTTGAAGCAGGATGAAGCTAAAAGATTACTAAATCTATTTATGGTCTCTAAAGAAGCGAAAGAAGTTAATCAAGAAGAACAACCTATAACTGAAAAGGATGTGTTTCTCGATGTTAACTAAGCGTGATATAGCGATTATAAGCAACTTAAATAAATTTAGAGTAATGGATCGTGACTCAATAGCGGAACTACATTTCTCCAACCTCAAAAATCCATCATATGCCGCTAACAATGTTTTATTGAGACTTCTAAGAGAAGGTCATATAAGCCGTTCTACGACTTTTATTCCGTATGTATACTTTGGGTCAGAAGTTCAGATGAAAAGGGACAGTGCGAAAATAGGTCACTTTCTAGCCATTTTGGAAGTGTATAAAGAGATCAGACGGCTGGGACAGTTGGATACATTTCTGGTCGAGCCAAAGTTCGGGAAAAAAGGAATGGCAGAACCTGATATTTATTGTGAATACCGAAAAACACCTTTCTTTATCGAAGTGCAAAAAAGCATTTACTCCGAAAAACAGATGCAGGATAAATTAAACCGCTATGTTGATTTGTTTGAGAGTAAAGTTATAAATCCATTTCCAAGAATTTTAATATTATCAGAACAACGATATGCTATTGATGATTATCCATTTAAAATATTCCAATCCCATAGCTTTACTTATTTCTTAAGTACATTAAAACAACAAACTGAATTGAATTGTACTAAAGTAAAAAAAGAGCGAGGAGGAGTAAAAATTAAAATTGGATGA